CGACGCTCATGGGCTTCGCGCCGAAGGTGTACTGCGAAAGCGTCACATCCCGAACGGCGTTGACGGTTTCATAGCCGCCCTGGTTGGCTGATCGATCGTTCTGCCTGGTCGCCCGGCCCGAGGCGCTCATCAGAAAGACGCACTCGTCCATGACGACATCGGACTTCACAACAATGCTCATGCGTTCCTCCGAGCGCGCTGGATTGCCATGCCCGCCGACTTGGCCGCCTGGTCCGTTGTCTTGCGATCCGTGCCGGCCGCGAAGGACTGATGAATGTTCACCACAGAACCACCGAAGTCGCCGCGGTCCAGATTGGCGACGCCGATCTTCTTGGTCTGCTCTGCGGTCAGGACGTACTCGCCCTTATGGACGAAGCCCGCGGGGTCGTTCGCTGCGCCAGGCCCGGTGAAACCCCCATCAGCGAAGCCCTTCATCTTGATGAAATCGCCCAGAGCATCGCCACCACCGCCAGAGGCACCGCCACCGAACAGGCCGGACAGAAGGCTGCCGAAGTTGAAGCCCCCGCCGGAACCACCGCCGCCGAATAGCGACTTGGCCAGATCCTTCGCAGCCATTCGCGTGATCTCGCTGATCACGGCGTTAGCGAAGTCTCGGAAGGCTTCCTTCGCGGTCTTGGCCCCGGTGATGAAGTCGCCGAACGCATTGCCGGCTGCGTCGCTCAGCAGGTTGTTGAACTTGTCGGCCAGAGGGTCGACAGTCGCCTTCAAGCCTTCCAGTTGAACCTTGAGGCGCTCGATGGCCTGGGTCTGCTCAGGAGTGCGCGACGCCGCGTCGAGTGCCTGGAACTTCTCGAGTTGCTCCTGCATGATGGCGATGGCTTCCCGGCGCGCTTGGCCGGATGCCTTCAGGCTTTCAATCTCGCCCATCGTCCCGCGCTCGCGCGCTTGGGTGATCCGCTCTTCAGCGATGGAGAGGTCTCCCTGTGCCAGCGAGAACTTCTGTTGCAGGGCGCTGATGTCAGCCTGAGCCTTGGTGTACTCGCGCAGCCGGTCGATCTGCTGGACCGATGCGAAGTCGCCGGAGGCTTCGGCCAGCGCGCGCAGCTGGCGATTTGACGCATCGAAGCGGATCTCGGCGGCCTTCCCGAGGTTGCCATCCAACTCCAGAATCTTGGCGTTGACCTCGTTCAGGGAATCGCGGTAGGCCTGGGTCGCCTGCTGCTGTTTGATGCCCATCTCGATCGCGGAATTTCCGGACTCGCGCTGTAGCTTCGCCTGCTGGACCAGAAGATCGTTGATCTTGCCTTGAGCGTCGGCGCGGTCGGTTGCCTTGGGCGCCTTGGCCTGAAAGTCCTGCAGCGCCTTGATCTGGTCGTCGAGCGCCTTGCGCTGGGCCGCGGTCGCCTCTTCGGCGTTGCCGCGCAGTGCCTCGTAGTAGTCTTTGACCGAGATCAAGCCCTGCGAGTTGTAGAGGTCGAGGATCTTGTTACGGTCGGCCAGGAGTTCCTTAGCCTGGTCGCCCTGCGCCTTGAACGCCTTCAGGTCGTTCTCGAGTTGCTTCTTCGTTGGGTCGTCGGCCGCGCCACCCTTGGTTTTGTCTGGAACCCCGGCATACTTCAATGTTCCTCGCGGGTCGACCGCCTTGCCGTTCTTGCCGAGGTCGGTCCGGCGCGGATCAAGTGCAGAAAACGCGGAGCGCGCTCCCTGCGCCAACTGATCTCGGAACTGCTGCACGTAGGTGCGCCCGGCGGCCTTTCCCGCATCGGCGACGACCTTCTCCCCAAGTTCGTTCAGGCCGTACCGCTCACGGAACTGTCGTCCTACCTCACTTGCGCCGGAGAAGTCGAACTTCATAGCCCTATTCACGGCCTCAGCGCTGCTGACGAAGAAGTCCGCGAAGACTGCGAACTCCCGCTTCGTCGTCGCCATACGATCAAGCATCTCCGCCAGGAACTCGCCAGCGCTTTGAGCAAAGATCCTTACTCCCGAATTCGCGCCCAGCGCCGTTGCCTCCTTGCTGAGGCCGGTGAACTCCTTGAGCAGGTCCACGACGACGGTTGTGAGCGCGGTCGTGGCGGGCAGCGCCTGCGTAGCCGCGGCCGAGGCGTAGAGCGTGAGCTCGGCCTTTGCGCGGCCCAGCTGGTCGGCGTAGTTGTCGGCAGCCTGGATTTGCTCGTCGGTCAGAATCTTCTGCCGGCCGAGCTCGCCCAGCGTCTTCAGGAACGGGAGCAGATCGGCACCACTCTTGCCGAGAAGATCGACCGCGACCGCCGTCTTGCCAGCGCCATCCTTGAAGGTCGCCAGTTGCTGCGCCACGCGTTCGAGCTGCTCCTCCGGCGCCAGTTTCTTGAACTCGGCGATGGGGATGCCGAGCGCCTTCAGCGCGGCGCCGGCAGCCTTCGATTCATCGTCGACGCCGGTCAGGTTTTTGGTTAGCTTGACCGAGGCTGCGGCGATCGTGTTGATGTCGGTGCCGGCCACGCCAGCGGCGACCGCGAAGGACGCGAGGCCCTCCGCGCTGCCGCCAGTCTTCTCGGCGATGTCTTGGAACTGAGCGGCCTGTTCGATCAGCGCGGGGAAGGCCGAGGCGACTAAGTCAACGCCCTGCTTCAGGTATTGGCCTAAAGCCTCGCCAACGGCATAGCCCGCGACGCCGATGGCTTTCACCGATGCCTCGATCTTCTTCGCGCTCTTGTCGGCGGCCCGCTCCGCCTCCGTCATTCCGGCAACGAAACCGCCGATCTTCGCGACGAGATCGAGCGTTAACGTGCCAAGGGACTTGTTAGCCATGCTTCTTTCCCTGCTTGCCGGCAAGAATCGCCAGGATGTCTTGCGGCGTAGCTATCCGTTCTTCTTCGGGTTGTCGAGGCAGCCAGTCCTTCAACTCGGACTTACCTCCGGCAGCGCGGTCAACGCGCCAAGTAAGCAGGGCAAACGCACGCTCGGTCGCTTCGGAGCCGAGCGCGGGCAAGCCGTGCTTCTTGATGTACGCGCGCCACGTCAGCCACTCGTCGTAGCTGATGTTTCGCTTGGCTTCAGCAATCGTTCGGCCGCCGACTCCGCAAAGGACCAGATGAATCCAAAGCTCGTCGGCGGCTGTCAGTTTTTTGCGTCTGCCTTGCCGAGGCCGTTAACCTCGTTGACGGCCTTCACGAAGAGGGTGCCCAGCTCAGGGTCGAGTTGCAAAGCCTTGTCATACGGGATGACGGCTTTCCCCTTCTCGTCGCAGATCGAGTGCGCGATGTACTTGGACATCTTCGAACGATCCGTCTCGTTGCCGTAGATCACCTCGATCGCGCCAAAGGATTGCTTTCGGACGAAGATGTCGAACGTGTGCTCGACCTCCTTGCCGTCGACCTCGTGCTTCCAGGTGACTTGTTTCTTGACCGGCGTTTCGGAAACGAACGCGCCGGCTGCCATCAGGTCGGAGAACTGCATCTCAGACCTTCGGGATGAACGCTTGAGCGCCGGACACTTGGATGCCGACCGTCGACTGCACAACCGCGTTCAGCGCGAAGTTGAACGGGAAGCTGTTCATGAAGCCCTCGAAGGTGATCCACGAACGGGTCGTCGGCAGGTTGAAGTCTCCGGCCGTGTCGACGGTCGTCGGGGGGGCGGTGCCGTCCGACAGACCAACCGCCCATTTGAGCGTCAGGCCGGCCTGCTTCATCTCGTACAGCTTGATGTGGTTGGCGTCGGCCGGGTCGGTGTTGATGCCGAAGGAGGCGGCGCCAGGCGTGGCCAGGCCAGCGACGTACTCGCGTTCCGCGCTGTTCAGGCAGGTCGTTTCGATCTGGTCGATGGACGAGTCGATGCCGTCGATGGAAGTGACGCAACCGATGTCGATGAGGGATTCATCGCGCGGATCGATAGCGTATAGGTCGGTGCCTTGCGTTTTGAGGGACATGGAAAACTCCAGACGTAAAAAAGCCGCTATCGAAGCGGCGCGGGTTGAGAAAACATTCCGGTCATCCCGGTCTTGCGGACACAAAAAAGCCCGCACGCGGCGGGGCTCATGTGGTTCGGTTCGGTATCAGCGAGGCGTCCAGAAGTCGCACTGGAAGCCGAATCGGTTGTTTAGGGTCTCGGGATCGACGGATTCGCCGAGCCAGGACGTGATGTGTGCGACCGGTTCGATGGCATCGCGCAGCGCCGCGGCCACGGTTCGTGCCGAGTCCGCGCTGCTGGCGTAGACGTCGATCTGCAGCGTGAAACTGTCGATGTCCGGCGTGTCGCCTAGGTAGTTCTCCGGGCTGCCGAACACCCGCTGCCACACGGCATAGGGCTTGGCGACGTTCTGCGGCGCCAAGCCGAACTGATAGAACCGGATCGGGCCGGTGCTGGTCTTCAGCAGCGCAACAGCCGCAGAGCTCGCAGCGATGGCAGGAAAGATGGCCGGGTACATCGTCAGCCTTTCGCCTGGCGCTTCAGCGCGCGATCCAGAGCCTTGTCGTACTGCTCAAAGAAGACATCCACAACCTTCTGCAGGTTCGCATTGATGGCCGGCACGAAGAATGGGCGAGCCCTCATCTTCTCAGTGCCGAACTCGAGCAGACGCCAGTGCGGTGTGGGGCCGCCAGCGCCTTCATCGGTGTTGTCCTTGGGCAGTTTTGCACCGCCGCTCACGCCCACACGAAACCCGAGGTCGCCGGTGCTCTTGTTGAGCCGGCCGTTCCACTTCTCGGTGATGTTCTTCGCGATGGACCGGCCCGTCTCGCTGTCGTCAACGGTCTTCGCATTCTGGCGCGCGGCATCGCGGATCACCTGAGCCGCCTTGCGAAGCGCAAACCGACCGCCCTTCTTGGCCATGTCGTACTTGACGGATTGAATCTTGGCGATGACGGAATCCATCCCGTTCAGTGTCACCTTGACGTCGAAATCAGCCATGAGCGACCACCAGTTCATCATGCTCGGCGAACCAGTCCTTGGACCGGCGAGCGTTGCGGTAGTGCTTGAAGGTCGGAATTCCCGCGGTCCAGTGCAGCACCTTCGCGCCGGCATCGTCCTGGCCTTCGTCGATCAGGACATTCCACTCCGGCGACAGCGCGCCGATCTCCGCCCCTAGGAAGTGCTGAAACTGCAGCAGTTCAATAGGGTTGGCCAGCGCCATCATCTTCGGCGTTGCCGCGAACCAGGCCGAATGTTCGCAGTTCACGATCATCAGGCTGGCCCAGTTCTTCCGGTCGTAGTTGCTCTGCTCGCACTCCATCTCCGTGCCGATGTACTTGCGGGCGTGCTGGCTCATGTAGCCCGGATGCTTGACCACTTGGACCGCATAGGACGGATCGAACAACGAGTCGAGTTCCGACACATCGCCGAGCATCAGCATGTCGCAGGCGTCCGCGAAAATCGCGTGCCCCTTGAACCCGCTCAGATACGGAACCAGAAAGCGCGAAAGCGTGAAGGTGTTCGATCCCTGCGGCAGGCCCATCGCAGCGAGCGGAACGATGCTCACCGGCTTCGAAGCGCGCTTGATTACGCTTTGCGAGAAGACGTGGAACCCGATCGCTTCCCGAGGGTCGTAGCCGCAGAAGAGACGGATCATGGCTTCCTGCTCACAATCCGCATGTCGCGGTGCTTCCGTCCGCCGAGGTGCCACTGCGTCGGCTCTTCCTTGATGTCGACGAAGCCGTGTTCCTTCAGGAACGCGCTCAGCGTCTCCGGCG